TTCACCGCCTGCGCCTTGGAGGTGACACCCGTAGCGTCGGAGTCGCCGCCGGGAAGCAACTCCAAGTAGTCCAGCATGCAAAACGACGGGTTGCACCCCCACCATTCGCGTGCCTCATCCATGACTTCTGTCATGGCAGACAGCGGCAACGAATCATCCACCACGGCGACGCGAGACAGTTCGCTGGCGGCGGCGGCACGGAACTCTGCGAGGATAGTCTTGTCGCCACCCTTGATGGCTTCTTCCACCTCTGTGGCCGACTTGCCTTGGAGCAGGCAGAACAGTTTCATCACGACCAGTTCGCGTGGCTCATCCATGGCGAAGATCACGACGTGCGCCGACGGGTCGTTTATCAGGTTGGTGACGATGCCGTTCAGGAGAACCTGTGACTTGCCCGTGTGGCTGCGACCCACTACGAGCAGGACTTCTCCCTTGCCGATGCCTCGGGTGGCGAGGTCAATCTCAGGGTAGCCCAGATACCACCGCTCAGCCGGGTTCCGTATGAAGCCGACGAGGTTGTCCACGACTGCCGTTGTCGTTGCCCAACGGCGAGGCGTCTTGGAAGGGGCGCCGACCGCCCCGTCGCCGTGGACTGCGGCGAGGCGGTCGGCTACCTGTTCGGGGGTGAGAACGTCCACGATTAATGTACAGTGTACATTAACTAGCCCCGGATCTGCGCCCCGATGGAGGCCAGTTCAGGGGCAGTCTTGCCAGTGAACGGGCACACAAACCAATCGGGGATCTGTGACGTGCCATCAGGCTTGGTCAACCAGATGCCCTTGCCGTCACCCCGACGCTTGTAGTCGGGACCCTTCTTGTTGAAGTTGGCAGCAGGGTCCAACTTCTTCTCCCAGTTGGGAGGCCACCAGCCACTCTGGTTGGTCATCAGGTCAGTCCAGAAGTCTGACATGGCTGTGCCCCCGACAATGGGAGCGCTGGGGGGCGCAGCCCCGGCAGTTGGCGGCGCCACGGCAGGAGCCGCTGCAAACCCGGGAACGCTTTTCTGCAACCTCCTGATGCCCTGCTCTGTCATCTCGTAGCCGACACCCAACGCCTCGTAGTTCGCCATCTCAAGGGTGTTGCCCCACTCAGCGATCTGCTCAGCGATAGCGTCTGGTGACATCTCACCGTCAACCGTGATGGTAACCGAACAGGATGCTTCGGCGGGTTCGTACTCGCCCGTCTGGATGACCTGTCTACGGAACACCGTAAACGTATTCTCCGTTTTCTTCACTGTCTTTGCTGCTGTTGCTGCTGCCATGGGTCTACCTTTCTATGCTAGTTGGTTCCATGGATCTGGTCCCGCAAACCTACCCCTGCATGTAGCCCACGCCCCACACCATTTGGGGGCACAGTGCCAGCCCGTCATGTTCAACGGCCATACTGGCAGGTCTGCGGCTATGAGAGTGCCTGCGGAGCGGGCTAGTGCAACCAGACTAGCCCACTCAGCAGGTCCAAAATCAACGAGAGTGCGATGGACGGCGCCCTTTACTAGATACACGAACTCAAACTGCAACGGTTCCGTCAGCCCACCATCAGCCTGCGCTGCTACAGCCCAAGTGTATGCGGCAGCCTGTACCGACCAGCGTCGCTTCTCCCAGCCGTCGGACGGCTTGCGTCCCGGGTTCTTCCAGTCGATGATGGGGCGTGGAAACTCTTGGACGCAGTCGATGGTTCCTCTCAGCCAGATTTCTGGCTTGTGATCCACGACGAGCGGTAGTTCAAACGTCCACTCAACAGCGGTGGGGTACACCTCCGGCATTACCTCAGTCCACCAAGCCGACGTGTTGAGTTGAATAATCTTTTCGGGCTCACCCTTCTTGTGGTTCCAACGGGCGATGGTGTGCTGGTTGTCGTCCCAGTAAGCCATTGACGCTGCCACGGTTTGATCCAATGAAAGGGGGGTTCCCGTTTGCATCTTCTCGGTGAGGCACTGCTCAATCCCGTAGTGGACGGAGGATCCAAGCATGGTTGAAGTGGACTCGGTGCTGGCGGAGATCCCCAGCATGTCTTGCCGTGCCCGCTCCGGGCACATGGCGAGGGAGCCAAGCCAAGATTGGCGGAGAACGATGCGGTCGTTGGTCACATCCGGCATCGTAGCACACCCCCATGGCATGGCTGGTGCATGGCATGGGAACCCCGGGGGGGTTCCCCGGGTCCATGGCAGGGCATGGGGGGTACAGTCACGACGGGTCCGGATCTACGAGGTGCAGGCCCGGGGTGTCCCCGTCGGGTTCCTTGCCCATCAACGCCGAGTACAGTTCCCCTATTTCATGCATGAGTTTGCTGTCCCTAAAGGACGAATCGTGGGCGTGATCTCCGATTATTTGGAGCATATTCTGGGCCAGTTCATAGAGCCCAACTACCGCTTTTCCTACACCTGTTTCGCCCACGAATACTTCGGTTTCTAGGCGGGAGATTCTCTCTTCTATCGTCCGTTCTTTGCTCAAAGTTTTCCCGTTTCTAGTTTGTACATTGTACATAGTCGGGGTGTGGTGGCCGGGTGGAGAGGAACCCCGGCCACCACGAACCCACGTTAGCAGTCGCCAGTCGGCTTGTAGGACTGGATTGCCAGCCCCCCGTCCTGCGTGGTCATGCGGACCTTGATGCCGTAGCGTTTGGCTGCTTGATGGGCCGACGCCCGGAACGAAGACGTTGCGACTGAATAGTCGACGCCCTCTTCCAGTAGACGGGGAATCCCATCGAACCAGTCACGCCACGGATACTGCTCCGCTCGGGTGCGCTCAGGAAAGTTCGTAAGAACCTTTGCCATTGTGTATCACCTCCTTCATTAGCCTCGTAGATAGAGCCTATCCGATAAGTGTGGTCGACCCGCCATAGGGAGGGGGGCGTGCGGGCCGACCACACGCCGTGTCGGGGCATCGACGGTNCTGTCACCCACCACGATGACGATAGAATTCCTCTCGGGTCATCGTGTCGTAAGGCAACGGCATCTTCACTCCCCGGGATCGCTGAACCCTCTTGCGTTCGTACTCCCTGTTCGCCTCCCGGCAAACATTGCAACGGCACAGCGACCGCTTGTAAGCGTTGCGCCCATGGACTATGGCATCTTTGCGGGTGCGCCTAGCCACGAACCGTAAGCAACGCCAACGCCTGAGTAGCCAGAGGCGTGGCACCATTCAGAGCCTTCTCAAAAGCCCTGTCCTTACAGTAGCGTCCCCGCTTGACACCATTGACGATGTGCTGCTCAGCCCCCTGAATGGCGTTGAATGCCAGCCACTTGTTGCTCGCACCCCAGTGTTCCTTCTCGTCAACCCAAGCCTTGCGGAAGGAGTGACGGTTCGTCTCAGCGATGTTCTTCGCACGCTGCGACATGTCCTCTTTCCACGGTGCCAACTGGTTGACAAGCGCCCAGAACTGGGCATCGGAAAACTCTTGGCTAATCAGGATCTTCGCCATGTGCGCTATGGTTGCTGCCCGCTGCTGCGCGCCTTGCAGGATCTTAACCCGCATGACCAGCAGATCGTCATGGTTCTTGGTGTGCTTCACCGCTATCAACGGCTTGTTACCCACCAACTGGTTCTGGCAGAACAACCGCTCTGTCAGGTCGTACACGGCGGTGCGCCAAGTCCCGTTCAGGGAACTGATCCAGCATATCTGCGGCTTGATGATGTCACCATCACCGAGATCCACTGGCTCCGTGAGTTGCTGCGTCAACGCAACACGCTCACCTGCACCGAACACCGTACACGCAGTTGAACTATTCGGAAACAGTTCCTCCGCCATGTCAGCAATGGGGTTGTACCCGTCTGTTTCCGAGTACTTGCACGAGTGCAGCCCCAACACCTGTTGGGTGTCGGTTCGCAACACATACTTATGCAACGGTTGCCCCTCATATGCGCCACTTTCGACGCGGGGTATTGTGGCGGCAACATGTTCGCCGTCATAGTTGCTGGAGGTGAGGCCACTCCTATTCTGCCAACACGCTGCCGGGTACGTCACGGGGAACAAAGCATTCGCTTCCACCATAACCTCGTGGGCCGTATCGCCCACCGTCTCCGCACGACTCAGCAAGAAGTCACCCTCATGCCTGTCGAACTGTGTTTCTGTTCGGATATTCATATCCTGTCCATTTCTACTAGGTTTGTACAATGTACAAACATGGTTGGTTAACTCACGTTTAGGCGTTCCACCACCTGCTGCAACGCCGGACTGTAGTCCGACGTGTACATGTCATGCAGGGCGGTGGATGCCCAAGCGTACTGGAAGGAGTGTAGCACGTCACCCAACGTCACCAGATTCTGCTCCGTTCCCATCAACAGTTCAGAGATGGCAACCAAGGCCAGTTGAAGCAGCGACGCAGCACCGTCACCCTCGTCCCTGTCCTGAACAGCAGCCTCCAACAGAGACACCACGTCTCTGACAGGGGTGGCTTCTAACTCCAATAGTTTTTGCATCGATTCGGCAACCATCAGAAGATCACCGTCTCTTCCAACTTGGCGACCCGGCGGGTCAGTTCCTCCAACCCCGGATCAACGGTGTCCTTCGCAGTGATGGGTACACCGACGGGNCGCNGATGGCTCTCCGCCCAAGCACGCAACGCCTTGCGTTCCGCCCGACTGGCCTGCTGGGCCTCAGACCTGCGCCTGCGTGACGCCTTGTCCAACCCCTCAGACCACACCCGTATCTCCGTCGGGTCGTAGTTCAAGAAGCGTTTCCCCCACAACTCAACGCCGTCGCTACGCACGATCCACTGCTGGATCCTGCATGTCGGCTTCGGGAAGGGATGGTGAGACTCGTCCGTCCATACCTTGATGTAGTAGGACACCATTGATGGCGTGACCCTCAGACGCTTCGCTATCTCTATCTGGTTGATACCCTGAATGCTTCCATTTGGGCTTGAATACATGACTATTCGTCTCCGTTTCCTGTGGCTTTCGCCATGTCATCAAGGTCGAAGTCCTGTTCGACAACGACCTTGCTTTTTTCTGCACGCTTCTGATTGAAGCGTTCGATGCGCCGCTCCACAGGCTCACACGGGGATGTATCCCCCGGATGCGTCCCGCACTTGCGACACACGACCTCGTCCTCACCATGGACAGCCCACCTGTGGCCCATGTCATCCCATCTGTGGCCCATGATGTTCACAACCCCCATGTGTGCTGTTCGTCGGCGTGGTCCTGTTCCTTGGCCTCACGGTGATCGTCAGGGTCCGGCTCCGCAGGCGCCGACACCAATGCTTGGATCTCAGCAATCGCCTCAGCCATATGTTCAACAATGGTCTGCATCCCCTTGTCCAACCCCAGCAGATACGCTGCGGTCATAGCCTTGTTCGCATCATCTTTCTTTGCAACCATTTTGCTTCCTCTCTCTATGTACACTGTACATTGTATCGGCTATCTGCGCCTGTCCCACCGCTCCCAAAAGAATTCGATTACGGCTAGCAGCAGCAGTGCCACGCCACCCCAGAACAGGTAGAACAGCAACCCGTCGAACGTCAACTGATTCACTTGATCATCTCCGCTGCGGAAAACGAGTCACCCTTGAACGAGTACAACAGGCAGATACGGACAGCGTGATGATGCTGATCCTTCAACGCTGCGATACTCCCCGTCGGCGCACGCGGCGCACGATCAACGTGCGTCAACGACAGACTCTCGGCAAAGTCCCGAATATCGGCATCCTTCCAATCAGGATGCACCAGTCTGGCGATGTCCTCCATCG